TAATTGGAAGAACTGTTAAAAGCTATGCAAAGAGAACAGAGAAATATGGAATATTTGGAAGATAATGAAAGTAGGATTAGCATTATATAGTTTATTGAGTAGCAATGGAGATGTGAGTTCAGTTGTTGGAACAAGAATCTTTCCAAATGTAGCTCCACAAACAACTACATTTCCATTTATTATCTATGAAGTGGATGGGGATGATCCGAATGACACAAAGGATGGAGTAAGTACAGTAGATGTAAATAATGTTACTGTAAGTTGTTATTCTAAATCATATAGTGATGCAAGTGATTTGGCATTAAAAATAAGAACTGCATTAGATAGACAAAGCGGAACTCATGGAGGGGTTTCAATTCAATCTATTCAATATGATAGTTATAATGATATTTTTGATGATAACCATGAGGATGGGGTTTTTAGAAAAGCAATAGATTTTAATGTAAGAATTATAAATACAGCATAATGAAATATAAATTAGAAAAGAATTTAAGAATGTTTGGAAATGTTTTCCAAGCTGGTGAATCAGTTGAATTAAAAGAAGAGGATTACAAGCGGCTCAAGAAATTGGGTTATTTTAAAACTAAAAAAAAGAAAGTAAAAGATGGCGACTATAACAGTTCAAACGATAACTGAAAGCGGAATAACTCCCACCTTTGCAAGTGCAACGGCTGAAGGAGATGTAATGGATAATGATGGAAAGACCTTTCTCATGATAAAAAATGGGAGTGGTGGTTCTATTACAGTTACAGTAACTGCTCAGGTTACATCATTTGATGTTGGTGCTTTCGGACCATTAACTAAAAGCAATGCAACTATTGCTGTTGGTGCTGGTGCTGAGGGTATGATTGGACCATTTGCACCTTTAGCTTTTAACACAAATGATTCACAAATAAGTATAACTTACAGCGGAGTTACAAGTTTAACTGTTGCGGGGTTTAGATTAAATAATTAATTAATTAAATAAATAAATAGAAATGGCAATTTTAAATGGAACAGATATAAAAGTGTACAGCTCTGGGACAACTAACTTAGTAGCTTTTGCACAAAACTGCACTTTGACAATAAATCAAAGTATAAGAGAAATAACTAACAAAGAATCAGCTGGATTCAAAGAATCATTAGAGGGATTGAGAGATTTCACTATTGATATTGATGGTGCTTATGCATATACTGATGCAAGTGGATCAACGATGGCTAATGGTGCTGATGATATAATACTAACTAATTTATTAGGAGCTTCAAGACCAACAGTTGATTTTATCTTTGGAGATACTCAAGCTACTCTTGATGTTTCTTATTCTGGTAAAGGATTTATTACATCGGTTAGTTTAACTGGAGGTACTGAAGATACAGCAACTTATTCTCTAACAATTGAGGGAACTGGAGCATTATCTCAATCAGTTCAATAATAACTTTTGGTGGCGGTGCTTGGTAATTCTTTCGGTGAGTTACTGAGCATCAAAACCATTTTAAAATACTTACTGAAATGAATTATAAAATGATAACAATAGGCAAAGAAGATCATCCAATTAAGTTTGGCTTCAATGCTTTAAGAAAATATTCTAAAATGACTAATACATCACTTGCGGACTTAGATAAACTTGGGCAAGAGATGACTTTAGATAATGCTTTAATTTTAATGTATTGCGGAATAGAAGATGGTTACAGAGCTTCTAAGCAAGAAATGAAATTATCGGTTGATGATTTAGCAGATTCAATAGATGGTGATTTCAATGCTATTGCAAGATGTATGGAAATTTTAGGAGAGATGATGGGACAGGTAAATGAAAAAAAGCCGAAGCCCAAGCAGAAGAAAAGCTGACTTGGGACAGATTGGAAGAGATAGCTTTTGGATTGATGGGGCTATCAGTTGAGGAGTTTTACAATATGATTCCAAGACATTTTTTTAATAAGATGACTGGATTCTATGAACTCCTAAGCTTGAAAGAAAAGCATGAGTGGGAAAGAGTAAGATGGCAAACAGCGGTTTTAGTCAATATACAAATCCCTAAAGGAAAGAGAATAAAACCAACGGATTTGATTGAATTTGATTGGGATAAAAAGAAAAAAGAAGTTGATTACAAGAAGTTGAAAGAAAGGGCTGAATATATTAAACGAATAGAAGAATTAAAGAAAGATGGCAAATAAGAGTGTTGGATTTTTAACAGTAGCATTTGGAGCTGATTTAAGGGGCTTTGATAGAGCTATGAAGAAAGCTAATCGTAGTATTAGAAAATTCGGCTCTAATATGAAAAGGATTGGTGGTAATATGACAAGAAATATTACTCTTCCAGTAATTGGATTAGGTGCGGCATCAATAAAAGCGGCATCTGATTTAGAAGAAACAAGATCAAAATTCAATACTGTTTTTAGTTCTATTCAGAATGATGCTCAAAATACAGCTAAGGAATTTAAAGAAAGTTTTGGATTATCAAGTCAAGCGGCTCTTGGTATGTTATCAGATACTGGTGATTTATTAGTTGGTTTTGGATTTACTGAAAGAGAAGCTTTGAATTTATCTAAACAAGTAAATGAATTAGCTGTTGATTTAGCTTCATTCACCAACTTTAGTGGAGGAGCTGATGGAGCATCTCAAGCATTAACAAAAGCATTACTTGGTGAGAGAGAAGCGATTAAATCATTAGGAATAGCAATTACTGAAGCTGATTTAAAAAGATTTGCTGAGGAACAGGGATTAGTATTTAAAGAACTTGATAGGGTAGCAAAAGCTCAATTAACATTTGAATTAGCTGTAAGTCAAAGTCAAAAAGCAATTGGTGATTTTGCAAGAACTCAAGGTGGATTTGCAAATCAATTAAGAATATTAAGAGGAGAGTTTAATGATTTAGCAGCTGAGTTTGGAACTATGTTATTACCATTAGCTCAAAAACTTGTAGATGCTTTTAGAAAGGTATTTGAATTTTTAAGCAAACTAAGTCCAGAGTTTAAAAATAATGCTCTTAATATTAGCTTATTAGTAGCAGCTGTTGGTCCATTAGTCTATGCTATTGGACTTATCTCAACTGCATTTGCGGCTCTCTTGACATCAACTGGTTTGGTTGTTGTTGCATTAGGAGCAATGGTGGCTGGGTTTTTATATGTTAGAGATAATTTTGAGGCATTAAAAGAAAGGTTAAGTGATTTTGGTTCTTTTAGAAATGCTATAATTGATATTACCAATTTTTTTATTACTGATTTTTTTGAAAAAATAGAAAAAAGATTAAACTATTTAAGAGAGCTAATTGGTAAAGATCCTGTTCCAATTGATTTTAGTGATGCAACAGATACATTAGATAGTTTTAAAGATGATACAGTAGAGTTTGAACACACGTTCAAGTCGTTCGGTGATTCAATGAAAAATCAAGCTAAAGAGATTGCAGAGGCTTTAGGTCTATTAAGTAATCCATTTCAGCTTGGAACTGGAACTCCAAGTCTTGGACCACAACAAACACCAAAAACATTTGCTCAATCAATAGCAGAACAAAATGCAATGATAGCTACTTTATTTCCTAACTTAGATAAAGTAACAGAAAAAACAAATGAAATGTCTTTTGCGGCAGCATCATTTGGAGATATATTGAGAGATTCAATGAATCAGGCTTTAGATGGAACTCAAAGCTTTGGTAAAGCATTTATTGAAGCTGTAAATCAAATGATAAAAAGATTATTAGTTCAACTTGCTGTAATGACTGCAATTCAAATATTATTTGGAGGAGCAGCTGCGGCAAAAACAGCATTATCAGTAGCAGGATTAAAAGGTAATTTAGGTAATATAACAGGTATGTCTTTTGCAAATGGTGGAATAATTAGTGGACCAACATTGGGATTAATGGGAGAGTATGCTGGAGCAAATAGTAATCCAGAGGTTGTAGCTCCATTATCAAAACTTAAATCAATGATTGGTGGAGGCTCTCAACAAGTGGAAGTAGTTGGAAGAATAAGTGGAACAGATATATTTTTAAGTAATGCAAGAACATCTGGAAACAGATTAAGAAGTGTATAATGGCTGGAATAAGATTTCAAACAACAGTATTTAGTTATAATTCATGGAGTTACTTTGTTCAAATATGGGATAGAAATTATACTGGCTCAACAATAACTGAGATAACATTAGGGCAAGGCGGACCGCAAATCAATTGGGATTCTGATAATGATGATAGATTCTCAACTATAATGAGTTCATCATGTGAGATTCCTATAATGGTTGAGGGAACATTACTTGAGAACTGGTTAAAGAATGTAAGGGATTCCTATGAGGAAAAAGATGTATATGTTCATATTTATAGAAATACTCAAGCAACCGCATCCAGTTTAATATGGAGTGGATTCTTATTGATGGATTTAAATTCAACTGTTGATGAGTTCTTTCCTTATGAGTTTAAATTAACCTTTACTGATGGATTATCATTATTAAAAGAAGTTGATTTTGTTAAAGATGGATCAGTAAAACCCTATGAAAAAACTGATGTTTTTACAGGACCAACAAGTTATAGTTTCTGGATGAAAACTGTTCTTGGTAAAGTAGGGGCGGCTCTAACTACTGAGGGAGCAATAACTGATTGGGAATGGAGAACAAGTATAAACTGGTATAATACAGGGCATGGAACATCAGCTCCATCTACATTAACATTTGATCCATTTGCTAATACAGAGGTTCAAGTTTCAATGTTTAGAGAGGAGGAGAGTGATGGTATATTTCAGCCTTATAATTGTTATGATGTACTTAATCAACTCTTAAAACATTGGGGAGCAAGAATAGTTTATTGGAGGCATAAGTTTTGGATTATACAAATACCAGAATATAATACAGCTGAAACTGGAACATTAGCAAATCCTGATAATATAAATACAAGAAAATACTTTCATTCAAGTAATAGTGTTAGTGATGCTTTTGATAATCTTAATGATTACTGGACACCTTATCAAGTGTTTTTACAAGCATCTGGAGTCATTGGACCAAGTAAAATAGTAGGTACTAAATATGATTTTAAAGCACCGATAAAAGAAGTTATTGCAAAATACATAACTGGAAGCGGTGAGAACTATTTTGGAGGATTCCCAACATCAGAAAATACAGTTGTAACACAAAAAGAAATATTTAATCTTGCGGATGCTACTAATATTTATTTAGATATTCCATTAATATTTACTCAAGATAGATCAAGTGTAAATAGCGGATTGACTGGAGGGCAATTCTCATCATTCTCAGCTCAAATTTTTTACCAATTAGCAGCTACTAATTTAGCTCATGGTGGCTCAACTACTAAATTCTTACACTATAATAGTTCTAACAATAGTTATTCTTGGAATACTAATCCTCCATCAACAACAAGACC